GGGCATAAAAAGGTCTAAAGTAGAAACTTTATTAAATAAAGAGCCTAACCCCTATCAAGATATCAATACTTTTCGCAGAAATTTAATTACTGACTTTATACTAGACGGTAATATGTTCATTTACTTTGATGGTGCTCATTTGTACCATCTACCCGCTGATAAAGTAACTATTCATGGTGATGCTAAAACTTATGTTGAGAAGTATACTTACAATGAGATTACATACTTACCTAGTGAAATAATTCATATAAAAGAAAACTCTTTTTATGATGTTTACCGAGGTGTATCCCGATTAAAACCAGCATTGAGAACAATGCAACTAATGGCAAGAATGAGAAACTTTCAAGATAAGTTTTTTGAAAATGGGGCGGTTCCGGGCTTAGTACTAAAATCACCAAATACTCTTTCAGATAAGATTAAAGAGCGTATGTTGCTCTCATGGCAGAATAGATATAGACCAGACACTGGAGGTCGTAGACCTTTAATACTTGATGGAGGTCTAGAGTTAGACAAGATTTCAAATGTAAACTTTAGAGACTTGGACTTTCAAAACTCTATTGCGGAAAATGAAAAAATTATATTAAAAGCAATCGGTGTACCACCTATTCTTTTAGACTCAGGTAATAATGCAAATATTCGACCAAATATGCGGTTGTATTATCTTGAGACAGTGTTATCCATTATTATAAAATTAAATTCTGGTCTATCTCGCTACTTTGGTTTTGAAATTGTAGAAGATGTAACAAATATTCCAGCACTACAACCAGAACTACGAGATGCAGCAGCATATTACTCATCTCTTGTAAACGGAGGGATTATTAGCCCGAATGAAGCTCGAGAGGCTTTAGGGTACGATCCTAGAGAAGAAGCAGAAGACATTCGCGTTCCTGCAAATATTGCAGGTTCAGCAGCCAACCCAGACGAAGGTGGCAGACCTACTGAAGATACGGAGGAATAAGTATGAGTAGAAGAAAGAAAAATAAAACGGCAGCAACAAAAACACTTGGTTCGTTTTTTATAAAGAAGGGGAAACTTCTTACATCAGAAGAGTATACTGCTCTGGGTAAAGATCAGCCTATTATAGGTTCCTCCGTAAAAAAGATTTTTGGAAGTTACGCAAAAATGGTCAACCATTTACAACAAGACGTATCTTTACTAGCTTTAATAAAAGAGTCAGCGGCTATACAAGCTGCACCAAAAGTTAAACCAAAAGCTAAACCAAAAGCAACACCAAAAGCTAAACCCGCTTCAAAACCTGGGGCAAGCACTACAGAGAAATAATATGGAAAAAATACTACATATGGCCTCTACGTTTAAGTCTCATGAAAATGATGATGGTAGCGTTATGATTCGAGGTATGGCGAGTACTAATCACTCTGACCGAGCAGGAGATGTAATTGCAGCTGAAGCTTGGGGCAAAGGTGGTTTAGAAAATTTCAAAAATAATCCTGTAATTTTATTTAATCACGACTATGATAAACCTATCGGTCGTGCCACAGGAGTTAAAGTAACTGATAGCGGACTAGAGCTTGAGGCAAAGATTAGTAAATCTGCGCCAGCAGCAGTCTGCGAACTAGTTAAAGACGGTGTCCTTGGAGCCTTTTCCGTCGGTTTCAAAGTCAAGGATGCTGATTACATCAAGGAAACTGACGGATTAATGATTAAGGATGCTGAGTTGTTTGAAGTATCGGTTGTTTCGGTACCATGCAATCAAGCAGCTACTTTTTCGCTCGCGAAGTCATTTGACTCAGAAGATGAGTACAATGAATTTAAGAAAACTTTCACCAATCGTGTAGATCTAGCCGGTCAGTCTCTGGCTAAGGACGAAGATACTTCTTCAAATATAGCTAGTGACACACCGCAAAGCGTGGAGAAATCCACAGATCAGGAGATCAAAATGGAAAATAATACTTCCTCAATCGACTTGGAAGCATTCGCTAAGCAAGTAGCTGATGAAACTGCTGCTAAAATTGCAATGAAACAAGCCGAAACAAAAACTGCTGAACTAGCAGAAGCTAAAGCTGCTCAAGAAGCTACTGAAGCAAAAGCTCTAGAAGCAGAGCAAGTTCAAAGTTCAATTAAATCAGGCGTTGAGTCTGGTATTGAAAAACTAGAAGCTGATATGAAAGCTGATTTTGAAAAAGCCAAAGGCGACGAAATCAGTGAGCTTATGAAAAAATACGAATCAGACGTTGCTGAGAAAAATGCAGAGCTTGAAGCTATGCGTAACAGCAAAATGGAGTTTACCACTGAAGGTCGTGTAAAAACTCTTGCTGACTTCGGTCAAGAAGCTCTTTCTGCAGAAATTCTTGGTAAAATTACTGGTAAAGGTTGGGACACTGACTTTGCTAAGAGCTTAATGCAAAAAACTGTTAACCCAGGTTCTGCACCTTCATCTGTGAGTGATTTCTCGGTTGCTTACACTGATGCTTTCGAGCAAGCTGTAGGTCTAGAAACTAAACTTGGCGGTCTTTATCGTGAAGTTGCAATGGATTCAGCTTCTTTAGTTGTTCCTTTCTTGGGTGAAGTAAACAATGCTGCATTTGGTACCGCAGGCGGTCTAAGTGCTACAGCTAACAAAGTAGACAGCAATGGTGGTACAGACGGTCAGTTAGATATTGCAAATCGTGTAATCGTAGCAGAGCGTCTAGTTGCTGGTACTTACGTTGATAACCACATCGATGAAGGTCAAATCGTTAGCTTCCTACCAATGATCAACGCTGCTATTGCACGTGCTCATGGTAAGGCTATTGATTCTGCAATCCTTTATGGTACTGCAGGTTCAACTGTAGGTATTCTTGATGATGGCGGCTCTAAGACTGAAGTGTTCGCTGACCACGCTGGTTTCGGTACTAAAGTAGCAACTACCTTCCAGCTTGATGGTACTCCAGGCTTGAGTTCAGCTGAACTACTTACTGCACGTGGTAGCATGGGCATCTTTGGTGTTAATCCAGATGACCTTGTATATGTAGTTAACCTTGCAGGTTATCAAGACTTGTTAAATGATGCCGATTTTGACACTGTTGATGAAGTTGGCGCATTAGCTACTCGTGTTACTGGTCAGGTTGGTATGTTGTTCGGTTCACCAGTTATCGTAAGTGACGTACTTGCGGGTGCTACTAATAATGGCGCTTATGGTGCTATCATCAATACTCAGTCTGCTCTAATCGGTAGATTGAAAGGTGTTAGCCTTGAAACTGATTATGAAGCTGCTAACCAACGTACAGGCATTATTGCAAGCCAGTCTCTTGGATTTAAACTTATCCAAGGTGCTACTTCAAACATTGCATTGTACAACACTGCAAACGCAGGTTAATAGTAATACTTTTAAACTTCGGGGAGGTTCGCCTCCCCCAAGTTTTTACTAATGGACTTATAGAATTATGGCAGATTTAATAACACTCTCAGACTATAAAATATCACAAGGGATTACGAGCTTACAACATGATACTCGTTTAACCTCTTTGATTGCTTCCGTGAGTCAATTAGTAAAAACTTATTGTAATAATAGTTTTGTAGACCACACTACTACTACAAAAACAGAAGTATTTGATATAGTATATGGAGAAAACTTTGTACAGCTTACAGAGTCTCCAATTATTGCAGTAACTAGTGTGTCTGAAAGAGACGAACCTACAGATAGTTATACAGGCTTAGTAAACAATACAGATTACTATGTAGATGCAAAAACTGATAGTATCTATAGAGTATCGGGAAATGTTGATAAATCTTTTAAAGTAGGTAGAGGCGCAGTAACTGTAGTATATACAGCAGGTTATGCCAGTGGCATACCAAAAGATTTACAACTAGCTGTTATTGATTTAATTAACTACTATCATAAAGATGAGCATAAAACTCGTCAAACTATTGCAGGTGCAAGTTTACAGAATCAAGGTACTACAAGTCAGCGAGATAATGTAGGCTTTCCAGACCACATAAAACGGGTCTTGGACTTATATAAGAACTTCTAATGGCCGTAAAGGACATCAGAAGTCTAGCACAAGAGCTAGAAACTGCAATTTTCAAAAGTTCAGAAGACTTCCGTAAAAAAGTAAGTGATTTTAAAGTAAATGATGTTTTCTACATGGAGGGTTTAACTCATGATGGTAATGAAGTTAATCTTCCTGTAAAATTGATTGCCTAT